ACAGAAAGAAATGAAAACACACCTTTAGTTGACCCAGAAGCAAGTAGTAGAAAACTTAAAACTCAACAAAAGATGGTATCTGTTATAAAGGAATCATTAAAGAAACACAATTCAAACTTATATGAAAAGTTTGGTAAGTTTGTGAATAAGACTAGAGACTTAACAGAAAGAAAAAGATTTTACATATCTGATTATGGTTATGATAATGTACCACAATATATAAAAGGTGAAACAGATACACTAAATAAAAGTGTACATCACTATGACAAGTTTGCCTTAGAAAATACAATTAAGTGGTGGCAAAAAATTGCAGGTAAAAGATATGATAAATTAAAGCAAGGTGCAACATTGAGAAATGAGTTAGAGATATGGCACCAAGATGCTGAAATACAAATCATAAGATAAGGCTTGACTTTTGAAAGGAGTATGATATAATGGAAGAGTTGATTAAAACAATAGACAAACAAAATATAACAGTTGATGATTATATGACCATGGTAAAGATAATACAAGCGTCTTTACAACGAGGAAGTATAAGAGCGGAAGAATGTACTACTGTTGGTACACTTTACGATAAACTAAAATTTATGATAGAGAAAACAAATAAGGAGAATGAGAATGCCAGACTTTCTGAAACAGATAATTAAAGATACAGGAAACGAATACGCCAGTTTAGTAAGTGAAGGTGTTGAAGCAGGTGATGTAGATACATTTATTGATACAGGTTCTTATATGTTTAATGCCTTACTATCAGGTAGTATTCATGGTGGTATTCCATCAAACAAAATTACTGCTGTTGCAGGTGAAAGTGCCACAGGTAAAACTTTCTTTGTATTAGGAATGTGTAAACATTTTTTAGATAATAATCCTGATGCTGGTGTTATTTACTTTGAAAGTGAAAGTGCATTAACAAAAAAATTAATTGAAGATAGAGGTATTGATAGCACTAGAATGGTTATTATGCCAGTCACTACCGTACAAGAATTTAGACATCAATCATTGTCCGTTGCAGAAAAGTATTTAGAACAAGCTGAAGGTGATAGAAAACCTTTATTGTTTGTATTAGATAGTTTAGGTATGTTATCTACAACAAAAGAAGTTGAAGATACTGCTGATGGTAAAGAAACAAGAGATATGACTAGAGCACAGGTACTCAAAGCGGCGTTTAGAGTTTTGACTTTAAAACTAGGCCGTGCAAAAGTGCCAATGGTTATTACAAATCACACTTATGATGTAGTTGGCGCCTATATGCCAATGAAAGAAATGGGTGGTGGTAGTGGTCTTAAATATGCTGCCAGTACAATTGTTTATCTATCAAAGAAGAAAGACAAAGAAGGTACTGAGGTAGTAGGAAACATTATACATTGTAAGACACATAAATCCAGATTGTCAAAAGAGAACATGATGGTAGATGTACGATTACGATATGATACAGGTTTAGACAAATACTATGGCTTACTTGACTTAGCGACAAAGTATGGTATCTTCAAACAAGTATCAACAAGAATAGAGTTACCAGATGGTACGAAACAATATGCTAAATCAATATACAGCGACCCAGAGAAATATTTCACAGACGATATACTAAAACAAATAGACGAAGCAGCACACAAAGAATATAGTTATGGTAACGAAATATAGTTATGCAGACAATCCTAAGAGTGAAGTTTCAGGCTTTCACATTATGGAAGGGACTTATGATGGTGTTGTATACACTTATGGTAAAGTCTCTTTTGTTGAAGACAAAGTAAGTGATAATCTAAGACTAAAGTTTGAGTATAACGTACATGAAAATCCCAATGAGGTGGATACAGATTGTAATGATTTTATAAATGTTATTGGTGACATTTTAGCAATTGAAGTAGAAAGGAATCCTAGTGGTAACAGCGGAGAGAATAGAGAGAACAGCACTAAAAAATTTAATACATAACGAAGAATATATTCGTAAAGTATTACCTTTTTTAAAGGCAGAATATTTTGATGACAGAAACGAAAAGATAATCTTTTCTGAAATTGAAAAATTTATATCTCAATATAATAAACCACCTACAAAAGAAACACTACAGATTGATATAGGCAAACGTAAAGACCTAAACGAAAAAGAATATCAAAACATAGTTGATTTAATTTCTACACTTAACAAGGAAGAAATAGATTTAGAGTGGTTAGTTAATACTACAGAAAGATTTTGTAAAGACCGTGCAATTCATAATGCTGTTATGGAAGGTATTCACATCATTGATGGTAGAGATAAGAACCACACACCAGAAGCAATACCAGAAATATTGAAAGACGCTCTCGCTGTATCTTTTGATAATAATGTAGGGCATGATTACCTTGCAGATATAGAAAAAAGATTTGACTTCTATCATAAGAAAGAAAACCGTATTGCTTTTGACTTAGATTATTTCAATAGAGCGACCAAAGGTGGTTTGCCCAACAAAACATTGAATGTTGCTCTTGCAGGTACAGGTGTAGGTAAAACTCTATTCATGTGCCATCAGGCCGCAGCCGCCTTAAATGATAACAAGAATGTATTGTATATCACTATGGAAATGGCAGAGGAAAGAATTGCTGAACGTATAGACGCCAACTTACTAGGTGTATCTATGGAAGATTTACATATGCTAAACAAAAAAATGTTTAGTGATAAAGTAACACAGTTACAAAGTAAAACAACAGGTACAGTTATCATCAAAGAATATCCAACCGCAGGTGCAGGTGCAAATCATTATAGAGCATTAGTCAATGAGTTGGCATTAAAGAAAAGTTTTAAACCAGATATTATATTCATAGACTATATCAATATCTGTGCAAGTAGTAGATTTAAGGCAGGTGCAAATGTAAATAGTTATACTTACATTAAAGCAATTGCAGAGGAATTAAGAGGATTGGCCGTAGAGTTAGATGTGCCAATTGTAACGGCAACACAAACCACGAGAACTGGTTTTGTCTCCACAGATATAGGTTTAGAAGACACATCTGAAAGTTTTGGATTACCAGCGACAGCAGACTTTATGTTTGCTTTGATTAGTAGTGAAGAATTAGAGAAGGCAGGTCAAATGCTTGTCAAACAATTAAAAAACAGATACAATGACCCAACAATGAACCGTAAGTTTATTATAGGTGTTGATAGAAGTAGAATGAAATTGTTTGATATAGAACAGTCCGCACAGAACCTAATACAACCAGAACAGGAGAAATATGTCGAACACAACATCAAAAACGAAGAAACCACGGAAGAAAAGTACAAGAAGTTCCAGAACATCCAATTCTAAATTGACATACACAGTAAAAACTGTTAAAAAACAAAAAGATATACAGTTTGAAGTATGGCAAGAGAAACCAAAGGGTAGATTAAAAACCTTTGATTTTAAAAAGGATGCTAAAGAACTTGCAGATTTCCACAATAATAATCAAGTGTGGAGTGTAAATGGTGGTATTCCTAACTTTCTACTTGACTAAATAGTATTATTAGTATATAAGTGTATAATTAATAAACACTAAAGTTTATTATACACAATGGGAGTTATGAATGTTAAGTTTAAAAGGTCACAACCTATTATCTGAAGCACGAAGTCGTGGCGAAGAAATGGAAGAATTTATTATTGCCGCTGTAAATGGCAGTAAAGAACCTACGTCAAAGTACGGTATACCTGCCGGTGCAGGTAAGAACGTGGCAAAATTTCTCAAATCAAAAGGTATATCAGGCAAGGGTAAAGTCCTTGGTGCAGATACAATTACTGTAACACCAGAATGGTCATCTTATTGGCCTGGTGGTAGTGTGCCTGGTTCTACGAAAACACCTAAGACAGATTTTGTTATAGGTAAAAATAAGATATCATTAAAATCAGGAAGTGCGGCCCAACTAATGAGTGGTGGTCGTAATGAAAGTATTGCTACATTTTACACAGCGTTGAGTAGTGTTGAAGGTATGCAAAAGAAAATGATTGATAAACTCACAAAGATGTTTGAAGGTCTTGCGCCAGCCAGTGTTGCAGGTAGTGAGTTAGGTAAAGAAATCAAAAAAGGTAAAGATAAGGCAGTAATGCAAGCAAATGCCTCTCATAAAGAATTAATGGGTGAGTTAAAAGCAATCTTTGCTAAAAACAAACAGTTTGCCAATGCATTTGCTTACGAAGCAATGTCTGGTGATGTTAAGTTTGGCCGTAAGTCACTAGGTAGTTGTAGTCATTTTCTCACAACAAGTTTTGATGGCAAGAAAGCGGCATTGAAAAAAGTATCAGATAAATCTTATGTTAATAAAATTGCAAACCAAATGAAAGTATCTGTACGTTTTAAATCATCTAGTCAAAAAGTAGGTGGTAAAAAAACTGGTAAATACAAATACTGGTCTGCTGTAGGACTGATTGTCGATAAACTGGAAGAAGAAATGAAACCTATTGAAGGACAAATACTACATGAAGGTATTATGGACAAACTCAAAGGTATATACAATAGAATGAAAGATTTTGTTGTAAAAATATTCAAAGACATCATGGCCTATGTTTCAAAAGGATTTAAAAATCTTATATCCTTTTTAGATGTAGAACCAGTTGTTGATGTTAAATCTGATGTAAAGATAGATGTATAGTTTAAATAATTATTTGGTTGAGGATAAGAATACTCATTTAGAACATTTAGAAGATGATATAATCAATAATGGTTATGCAGGTGGTCAAAATGCAGTAAACTTCCTTAAAGCAACGGCAGATTTACTTTCTGGTAATAGTGCTAAGAGTGTATCTGTTACCGTCAAGTGGGACGGTGCACCAGCAATAGTATGCGGACCTAATCCAGAAACTGGTAAGTTTTTTGTAGGTACAAAGTCTGTATTCAATGCTAAACCAAAGATTAATTATACTGTACAAGACATTAAGAACAATCATACTGGCGAAGTTGCCAACATATTACAAGATTGTTTGAGATATCTTTCTGGTTTGAACATGAAAGAAATATTACAAGGGGACCTGATGTACAGGTCCTCAACACTAAAGAAAACTACTTACAAAACAAGTAGTGGCAAATCTGAGCAAATGTTTTCTTTTCAACCTAATACAATTGTTTATATGGTACCTGAAAACTCAGGTCTTGGTAGAAGAATGAACAGTAGTAAATTAGGTATTATATTTCATACAACCTATAAAGGTAATAAGATGAATAAGTTATCTGCTAAGTTTGGTGCCAATGTAAAGAAACTAAGAAAAACACCTACAGTATGGTATGATGACGCTTCATATAAAGATGTATCAGGTCATGCAACAATGACAATAGGTGAAATGCAACAACTACAAAAGACATTAAACATGGCAGAGGGTAGTTTAAAACAATCTAAAGAAATGTTAAACAAGATTAAAACAGAAACAAGTACATTGTCTGTAGGTGTGCAACTTAAAACATATCTTAACAGTTTTATTCGTGCAGCCACAGATTTACCAAGTACAAAAGAAGTGGCGACAAAGTTTAGAGAATACTTTGAACAACGAACACAAAAAGAGATAGACAGTAAGAAGACAGATAAAGGTAAAGAGAAGTATATTGAAATACAAAAGAATGGTTTAAAATTTATTGATAGTCAAGGTAAACAAGTTTACTTTGCATGTGCCACTTATAAGACTTTACAAACAGCAAAGAAAATGTTAATAGATAAGTTAAATAAGGCAAAGAGTATAGGTACATTTAAAACAACGCCTAAGGGTCTACAAACAACAAATCCAGAGGGATATGTTGCAGTAGATAAAAAAGGTAAGGCAGTAAAGTTAGTAGATAGAATGGAGTTCTCTTTACAAAACTTTACAGCGGCTAAGGCATGGGATAAGGGGTAACATGAAAGAACAAGGTAAAGGTCTTTGGCATAATATCAGAATGAAAAGAAAAAAAGGGAAACCTAAGGCGAAACCTGGTGATAAAGGATATCCTGGACCAGGTGCATTTGATAGAGCCAATGAAGAAAAAGAAAAAAGACTAACAACAAAGATTGAAGGTAGAGATTACAAAAAAGAATATGCTAAGTTTCAATCAACAAAAGAACGTATTGCCTACCGGGCACAATTAGTAAAGTACAATAGAGACAAAGGTACTTATGGTAATGGTGACAACCTAGACGCTTCACACAAAGATGGTAAGATTGCCGGTTTTGAGAACGCTAGTAAAAACAGAGGTAGAATAGAAAAGAGTAGAGTAAAAGGCTACAAAGAAATGAGAAAAGAAAACGCACCAAATACTGCTGACGCTATGAAAAGATACAAAGCGGGTAAAGCAGGATTTACTGACAAGGCACACCTGAAAGCAAAAGGTAAGATTCCAAGGTCAGATGGTGAGAAAAGAAAGAGCGACAAGTACAAATAATGAAAACGTTAAAAGAATTACTATCAAAAGGTTCAGTAGGTCGTAAGCAACCTGTAGTGTTTGCCTTTGGCAGATTTAATCCGCCAACTGTAGGACATCAAAAACTAATTGATAGAGTAATAACAATGGCAAAACGAGTGAAAGGTTTGCCTGTATTGTATGTAAGTGCTTCACAAGATAAAAAGAAGAATCCACTTACAGCAAAACAAAAATTAGATTATTTGAAGAAAGTATATCCAAGAGGTATCAAATTATTACCTGCTACAAATAAAGAGAGAACATTCATGGAGATACTAAAGAACAATTTTGACAAGAAATATACTGATGTTTATATGATTGCAGGTAGTGATAGAGTAGCAGAATTTAAAAGATTAATTAAGAGTTATAACGGTAAAGATTATAACTTTGATACAGTAAATGTGGTAAGTGCAGGTGAGAGAGACCCAGACGCTGATGGCGTATCAGGTATCTCAGCAAGTAAGATGAGGGAGTTTGCCACAAGAAATGACTATAAAAATTTTAGGAGTAACCTTATGACAGGCACAAAGGAGAAGGATGCCATGAAACTATTTAAAGACCTTAAAAACCAAATGGGCGTTAGAGAGAACATGTTAGCACCTAGTGACAATGACAAAGAATTAAGAGAAGAATACCACAACAATGAAATCTTTAATATTAATGAATATGTTGAAAACAAAAAAGATGGCAGTGTTGGAAAAATAATTAAAAGAGGACCAAACTATGTACAATATGAAATGGAAGACGGTGGTGTACAGAAAGCATGGTTAGAAGACTTAGCACCTAGTGAAAGCTTAGACAGAGATTTACAAGTAGAGAGTGTTGACAAAAAGAAATTAGTATTACAAAAGAATAGTGAACAACTAAAATCTTTTAAAACATTTGACGAAGAAATTGATTCTGCTAAAGACGCACAGAAAAAAGATAAAGAAAAAAAGAAAGTAGATAAGGTAAGAAAAATGCCTCAGACTACACCAGGACAACCGGCAGTGACAGACATTGATAACTGGACACAAGGACCTGACAATGCAGACCAAATCAAAACAATGAGAACATTCAATAATAAAACACCAGGACAGGATAGAGATTATTCTAAACTGATAACAACAAGAAAGTTTCAAAAGTTTGAAGGTACTGATAAGACAAGACAGGATCCTGATGTTGCAGATAAAAAAGGTACACAACCGGCAAAGTATTACTCTGGTTTATCTAAATCTACAAAGTCAGCGAGAGACGCTCACTTTAAAAAGAAAACAAAGGTAGATGATGATAGTCCATCAGCATATACACCGGCACCTGGCGATAGTAAAGGTAAAACGAAACCTAGTGTACATACAAAGAAGTTTAAACAAATGTATGGTGAAGATACAGAGGTACTATCTCTTAATGACGTGAAGATGTGGGCATTAGAAACCTCCACTATCAACAAGTTCAAAGACCGTTATCAAACTGAGTGGCGTATAGAATTAGACAAGGCTGTTGCAGACCTTTTAGAACAAGTAGAAATAGAAGAAAGCAAAGAAGCAGGTTTAAAGAAGAAAGCAGAGAAATCTGGTATGCCAATTGGTGTGTTAAGAAAAGTATATAACAGAGGCATGGCTGCATGGCGTACAGGACATAGACCAGGTACAACACCACAACAATGGGCGATGGCAAGAGTTAATAGTTTTGTGACTAAATCATCTGGTACATGGGGTAAAGCAGATAGTGACTTAGCTAAACAAGTAAGAGGTAAATAGTATGAAAATCAAAACAATGAAACAAGTAGAAGAAATTGATTTGGTATGTGAGGGTATGATATATGAACATGAAGAAGAAGGAATCATGGAAGCAGAATATCAAGGCAAGAAAGTTACTTTAAATGACCCTGTAAGAGGTGGCACGAAAAAGTTTTATGTCTATGTAAAGAATGCTAAAGGTAACATTGTGAAAGTATCTTTTGGTGATCCTAACATGAGTATTAACCGTGATGACCCAGGTGCTAGAAAGTCTTTCAGAGCGAGACATAACTGTGACCAGAAAAAAGATAAGACAACCGCAGGCTATTGGTCATGTTATCAATGGCGAGCAGGTGCTAAGGTTGATAATTAGTATAAATAGTAACACGGAGAGAAAAAATGAGATATAGTACAACTATGGCACAAATCCACGAACAGATGATGTTTGAGGAATACATTGATGGTGTTTTACAATTAGATGATGAAGCATTTGAAGAATACTATGATAGTTTGGATGCGAGCCAACAACAAGAATTAGAAGAAGTAATTGGTAAAATTGCAAAAGGAATAGGCAAAGTTGCTGTATCTCCTATTACTTTACCATTTAAGGCAGTAAAAGGTCTTGCTAAAGGTGCGGCTAAAGTGGCGAAAGGTGCGGCTAAGGCAGTAACATCTAAACCAGCCAAAGCTGCCGGTAGTGCTGTTGCTAAAGGTGCAGGCGCAGCGGCAAAAGGTGCAGTTGGTGGTATTAAGAAACTTGCAAAAAGACTTTCAACAACAGGTCGAGCAGACGCTGCTGCAAAAAAAGCAGACGCAATAGCAAAGAGAACATCTGAAAGAGAAAGACTGGCAAAAGAAAAAGAACGTGTAGATACTGAAAGACAAAAAGCAAAAGACAGTATGAAGAAGGACATTGAAAAAGAAAAAACTACCTCTGCTGAATATGAGCCTAAAGATGATAAGAAACATAAGGACATGAAAGAAGACTATGAGACAACTCTTGTAGAATTTACATCTTCACAAATCGCAAGATTGAAAAAAGAGTATGAAAGTTTAAGAGGCAAAGAAACTGGCGCTAGTCCAGAAAAGTTTGCCAAACTTCGTAAGATAATGGATAGATTTAGTAAGAAACAATTACTACAACTTGTGAAGGCAGATATACCTATTCTTACATCAGGTGCTAAATCAAAGTTAGTTATTAAGTATGGTATGAAGTGGAAACAATTACCAGAAGAATTAATACCTTACATAGAGGTATTTGCTAGTGATGAGAAAGAACTAGGTGAGGAAAAGAAAAGTAATTTTAAAGAAGTTGATCCTAAAGTGATAGATAGGATTGAAAAAATGATGAGAGGTAGTAGACAAGAAAAAGATTCTATTGCTAATATGTTGAATTATTTCATGCCACCAGAAGTAGTGGACATGGTAAGATATAAACTAAAGATACCGCAAAAACGTGGTAAGATTAAATTTTAAGGGAGACTAAAATGACAAATAAAATACATGGCTGGAATAGTTCTTACTTTGGTGAGGCAAAACCCGGCAGTTTAAAAGATGTAATCAATGGGATTACTGACAAACAAAATGCATTAGTAGGTGATAAACCTGTTGTTGCAGACCCAATTACACCTGAACAAGTAGCAAACAAAGAAAAGTTTCAACAAGAAGAAAAATACACAGTATCTATTGAAACAAACAAGAATGATAAATCTGATGATGGTGAAGGTATGGACGCTGTTCAACCTAAAGCAGTAAAAAAGAAGTTTGCTAACAGAAAAGATAAAGATATTGACAACGATGGTGATGTAGATAGTTCAGACAAGTTCTTACACAAAAGACGTAAAGCAGTATCTAAAGCAATGGCAAAAGAGAAACACACTAAAGACCATGACGAAGATGAAAAAGAAGAAGGTAACGCTTTTGGTAAAGCATTACAAGCCGCTAAAGAAAAAGGTGAAAAAACATTCGTAGTATCTGGCAAAAAATTTGATGTGAAAACAAAAAAAGAAATGAAAGATGACGAAGAAGAAAAGCCTATCAAAGCAAACAAAGACAAAAATGGCGTAGAAGTACATGGCGAATCAACTGATTGGGAAAGAGTTAGAGAGTTCAAAGTATCATCTATGAAACAGGCATTAGCTCAAGTATATGGTGAAGCATTAAAAGATGATGATACACCAGAAGTAAAAGATACTATCAAAGGTCTTAAAAAGGCTAGTGGGTTACATGCTAAACAGGCAAAGTCATTAGAAAAACAGATTAAAGACTAAAATGAAATATTCCGCTTTGGCGGAGACAGTACATGGCATCCATATTATACAGGAAGCAGATAGTCTCCCAACTATTTACTGTGATATGGATGGTGTTCTGGTGGATTTCAACCAAGGCATACAAAATATGTTTAAGGTTAAGTCTAAAGACCCTTCACAACCTGGTCCCATGCAAATGGCAGGATATTCTGACGCTAATGATTGGCTAAAAGCGCCAATGACGGCACAAAAATGGCAACCTATCACTAACTATGGCATGTTTTGGCCTACACTACCGTGGATGAAAGACGGTCTAAAGTTGTGGTCCTATATAAGAAAGTTCAATCCTCATATACTATCTGCTTATACACCCTATGATAAGAATAGTATACGAGGTAAACAATTATGGATACAACGTAATCTAAAGATTAAGGATTCAAGTAAGATACACTTAGTAAGAAGACAAGAAAAGAGAGTATATGCCAATGGTAATGTACTTATTGATGATTATGGTAAGAATGTGAAAGAATGGAAGGCATACAAAGGTATTCCTATCAAACATAAAAATACGGCAACTACTATTTCAGCTTTAAGAAAACTAGGTTATAAATAGTAACAGTTATATAACAAACTTAATTAAGGAGAATTAAAATGGGACTATGGGGAAAATCTACTTCCGCGGATAGTAGACCAAAGTTTCTGAAAGGTGACGGCGCTGAAGGTGCAGGGGGCAAACAAGAAGACGCTCTAGCAACTACAAGAGGCTGGGAACTAAAAG